TAGGATCTCCATCCGAAAGACCATCTCTAGAATCCATAGCTCCTAGGTTGGTGAAGTCAGAGTTTACATCCTCACCTGACCTCATAGGGAACCCAAAGAACCTGGCGACCATGCCCAGGAACCCTTCCTTGTTTGCCTGTGGTTCTCCATCCTCTCCCTCGGGACCACCAGCAGGACCATAGTATGGTTTCTCCGCCTCTGCTTTCTTCTCATACTGATCCATGCGCGATCCCATACCAACAAAAGATCCACCAGTACCACTGACAGCATTGACATGAGTGATGCCAAACTGTCTGGATAGTTTGCCCGCTTCTCTATTGTATAGTGGCGCGATATAAGATGCAGATGGTCCTGCCTGACGCATGTATGCTGTCGTAGATCCTAGAATGCCAGAGATAATAGGAGAGTAGAGTGCTGTTGCTGGGTCAGCATTCTTATGTGTAATTAGTTCTGTTCCATGCAAGATTGCAGTGCCAGGTTTTGTAGCACCACCAGTCTCATACTGATCAGGTCCAATACCTAGAGCATCCATGAAGAATGCAGTGAAGTTTTCATCACTAGGCATAGGAAAGTTTGGTTCAATGTGCCTCTCATATGCTGGGATGTCAATCTCCCTGAACAAATCAAGCATAGCAAAACCAACACCAGCAGCAGGTATTGCACCACCAAATGATAAGAACATACCTTTCCAGTCACCCATCAAACCACGAGCAATACCCTCAACAGCACCGTAGATAGTACCAACACCTGGCACCAATTTACTTGCCATTTTAGTGGTCAATTTTTCTGCTGCTTCTTGACCCAGTTTCTTTGCCAATGCATTACGAACAGGTTTACTCATCAGAGCACGCTGAAGAACATTGCCACCACCTTCGATGACAGCTTTGTTCATAAGATTGGCACTCGCTTGTCCACCAACTGCTCTAACCGCTTTCCTACTAACCATGGGCAAAGCTTTGCCTGTCATTCTAGCAATAGATTCTGATGCCAAACCAGCCGCACCCACACCCATCATCTTACCGACACGATTGCGACTACTGTATGACACACCTTTAGCAATCGCTCTTTTAGTTTGCTCCTTGGTGACAGTAGATGTTGCTCTCTTTCCCGCAGCTTTCTTAATATATGAAGGGGCAAGTGCTTTTTTAGCAAGTTGAGCAGCAGTTAAAGTTTGTGTGCCCTTAACAAACCACGACGCTGCTCTCTTGGTTCCAATCTGGTCAATTAGACCAACACCTTTAACAAATAAAGGCAACACTCCTCTGGTTGCTCTGAACACAGCACCAGTAAGTCTGCCACCATACTTGGTTCCAAGTTTAGTACCTACAGATCTACCAAAACCAACTGCACCACTCTTGATAGCAAATCCTGCTATCTGTTTATAAAGTTTCTTACCAAGAGCATTAATTACTGCTTTCTTTCCAAATCTAGTAAGACCTTTAGCACCAAGACCTAGTTTAGGTGCAACAACACCAGAGATTACTCTCGAAAGTCTTTGTAATGTCCTTCGTATTGCCTTTAGTGCAGGACTAACTACTCTACTCCCTCCAGTAGACTGTGGAAGTTCGACAAAATTATTATCAATCTGTCTCTCTAATGCTGCCTCTTGTCTTCTATCTTCAGCGAGGTCTGCCTGCTTTGCTAGGAGTTCATTCTGTGCCTCGTAAGCATCAGTCAATGCATCAATCTTTGAGGCAAGTAGACTGTCTTGTGCTTCGATAGCATTCAACAACCCACCAGTCAGTTTGAGATTGGATTGAATCAGCGCATTCTGCTGCGCTAATCTGTTGTCGATTGTAGTAAGTTGTCCTTGTACTTTCTGCAAGGACCCAGTAAGAACGCGAAGAATTCTAGTGTTAGTTACACCAGTGCTACCCTTCTTCTCGGGGACGGGGATGTTTCCACCCTTCTTATTGATGAACTCTGCCAAGGATCTCTTGACACTATCAGGCATGTCATCAATGACTGACGGATCTATTTGATTGTCAGTTTCCTCGTTCACATTGATGTCCTCGCTGCCTCTTGTTTCTTCTTCTCTTCTTGAATGTGTTGAATCAAGAGGGAGGTGTATACTTCACGCTCCCAAGGCATCATGTTTTCTATCTCTGTCAAGCTATATTTATGGTACTGCATCATAGCAAAGTTAGTCTTGTAATAGCCCTCCAAACTATTTTGGAAGACCGCTATGCGAAAAAAGATTGCAGTCCCTCAATGGTGTAAGAACACTCGTTACCAGTGTTAGGATTGATCACAGTAAATGTATGAGTCAAGCGTGGCATAGTCTCATAGAACTTTTGGATTGCCTCAAACTGTTTAGTTGTCAGACTCTCCACAAACTCACGGAACTCTTTCTTACTTGTAGTAGAAGAGTCATACACATCCTCACCTTGGAAGATCTGATCAATATGATCAGCAATGAATGTGAATACCTCATCAGTAGTCACATTCTTATCCAAGAACTGCGACTCAATAAATCTATCCATACTAGGATACTTCATCACAATACCAGACTCTTCGTCCAGCATGATCTTATTAGTATGACCCTCTGGTTTATCTACAATCACGTCATCGATATTGATATTCGCAGTTGTAGTAGTTTCATTGTCATCTGTGCAGGTGACAGTAAGTTCAATGTCTTCACCCACAGCAGCACCTCTGATCTTGAGGAATAGATACTCCAGATCAAATGACGGTAGGTCATCTACTTTAAGTCTAGAGAGAATGCAACTCTTCAGAATAGATTTTACCGCAGTAACAACTTCTTTCTCTACTCCAGACTCAAACGCTAGCAGGAGAACCTTCTCTTCTTTGACTAGGAATGGTCTGTATTTAATAGTCTTCCCAGTCGAAGGTAACTTCAGTTCGTAAGTAGGGACTCCAATCTTGGGTAATGCCATGAAGATTAATTCAAATCGTGTATTTATTTAGCGCGACTTTTTGAGTCAATTTTTGGCGGGAAAAATTTTTCGGAATTCAGGTAAACGGAATGCCAATTTCAGTTCATCTTTCGCACGTCATTATATACTACAGTGTGCTTGCTGTAGTAGAAGTTAGCGGTGACCTTGGTGACCTGGGATGTGCCATAGGACATGGGCACCGCATCGATAGAGTATGGATAGATGTCCTCTAGGATGTACATCATACTACCACGACCGTTTGGTGCGAAGGAACTCTTCTCCGTCTTGGTGATCCTACACTTTGCTAGATAAGTTTTTGGATAATTAAGTCTAATCGCTCTGTTAAGAGGCAATGGTTGAGCGCCCTTTAGTGTCGCTAGCGGCACATTCTTTCCCGCATTAAGAATCTTGTCGTGTGCATCGTTAACACCACCAGCATAACCAAAGATAAATGTATGCCATGCGGTGAGAAACTTGAGTGGTGTCATGTTGGCATCACACATCCACCCAAGCGATAGGTCAGTATAAAACTTTGCGTAAGGATATGACACCTGGTTCTCACCCAAGTATCTACCCTGCATTTGTCCAGTAGCAGTCTGAACGTTAGGCAGTTGTGCCTCGTCACAGAGTAACTTAAACGTGCTGGTCTCTGGACTGTAAGGTTCAATCAACTCCGATAATGTTTGCAACACCGTAGTCTTACCTGATTCACCCTCTCCCACATCCAAGGTGTTGATCCCAGAAAAATCAAACTCAACGTCGTAATTATTTGACATTGACATGCCGCCATTGGCAGCAATAGTATTAATAAATGAACTGATAGATCTAGTCATCTAAATAGATACGGAAGGTGTGCGGAAACATTATGCCTTACTCTGGAAAATATAAACCAGCCTACCCACGGAAGTACAAGGGCAATCCCACTAATATTATTTATCGCAGTTTGTGGGAGCGTAAGTTCATGGACTTCTGTGATCATAATGGAAGCATCATTGAGTGGGGTAGTGAGGAAGTAATCATTCCTTACAGATGTCCTACTGATGGGAGAGTTCACAGATACTATCCCGACTTCTACATCAAAGTCAGATCAAAAGCTGGCGTGGTAGCGAAGTACCTAGTCGAAGTGAAACCAAAGAAACAGACACAAAAACCGAATGAGAAACCAAAACGAAAGACAGCTGCTTGGAAGAAAGAAGTTCTAACTTACCTTAAGAATCGCGCCAAATGGGAAGCGGCGGAGGACTTCTGTGAGGACAGGCAGATGAAATTTATTATCCTCACCGAAGATCACCTAGGGATAAAGAACAATGGCAAGAAGAAGCACTAAAGGATTCGGAACCAATAACTATACCACTATCTTCGAGAAGGTTAGTGATGCTACAGGTGGAGAGAAGAAGTCTCTCTCGTGGTACAAGGGTAAAGTAAAACAACTAGCATCAACCTTCGTAGAGACACCAGAAAAACTAATCCGTCAAGAGAAAAGAGATGCGCGTGACCAGGTGCAGGATGAGAACTTACTTCGCATGAAAGTAAGAGAGGGTCACCTATATTTCTTTGAGTACAAAGCAATGTCAAAGTGGTTGCCTTACTACGACAGGTTTCCACTAGTGTATGTTATCAAACAAGATGGTGAAGGATTCTACGGAGCAAACCTACACTACATCAAACCAAAGAGACGAGTCAAAATTATTCAAAGACTAGAGAAGGGATTGATTGACATCCCTCGCACATTGGTGCATAAATATCTTTATAATCACTGCGAAAGTAAGTTCCTAGATCTTGCCATAGATGAGTGGGAGACTTCTATCTTCTTACCTGTCGAAGACTTTATCATGACTAGAGGTACAGGCAAACTACCATACGATAGAGAACTTGTATGGAAAGAGACTGAAACAAAATACAATGATCGTATCAAAGCAACACGTATCATTAAAGGTTATGGTAAACAATCAGACAAGGAAATGGTAACGTAATGCCAGCAAACGTACAAACATTAGGAACTATTCAGGCTCCGAGCGATGGTAATGCATCTTTTGGTGGAGAAGATGTATTCAGTAAGTACGGAGTAGTCCAGGACATCAATGCTAATGGTGGAGTTAATTCTCCACCAAAATATTATAAGTATGAAATGATCGATTCCGATTTAGGAACGTTTGACTGGGTAGAAGTAACCGACCAAGATGATATTGACTTCCTTAATATAAAAGCAAGTCAGCAAGGACTAATCGTGGCACCCGCTACAAATCTTCCGCCACTTGTAGACAACGGAAGTTCAACTGGTGGATTCCGAACTGGTAGTAGCACAAACCATCCACTGGTTACTCAAGCACCTGTAACAATTATACCAGACACTGACAACCCCTTCGGATCTATAGGTACAAATGTTATTCGTCCTCAAGCCGCAGTAGTTCTTGGTGATACTTCTTCATTGAGATATCCTGCAGAACTGGGTATCACATCAGACAGTGACTACGTATCTTTCAGATTCTATGACTACTTACCTCCATTTAAACCAAGCGGGGGGAATAGAGGAACTCAAGGAACGACAGCGAATAGTAATCTAGGTGTAAAATATACCGCATATTCACAGAGCATCGACCCTGTAAATATGCAACCAGCGAACGGTGATTACTACAAACCTATCATCATGTACATGCCAGAAGATCTGGGTGGACAGTATGCTGCAGACTGGACGGGCAAATCATTCGGCAACGGTGCGCTAGAAGTCTTAAGAACGATTGGTTCTAGTGGTGCTATTGACAACGGAAGTTATGGTAGAGCAACAGAAACACTCACGGGTGCTCTAAAGTCTGCTGGATATAAAATGGCAGTTGAAGCCATCAACAAAGGGATGGGGCAAAACATTCAATTGAATGATGCTATCGGTGGTGTCAGTGGAACCATCTTGAATCCAAACACCGAGATGATGTATCAGTCTAGTACAATGAGAGGATTCAGTTTGCGATTCAAGATGCAAGCAAGAAGTGAGTACGAGAACAAACAGATCAAACAAATCTGCACAACATTCAAGAGAGCAATGCTCCCTACCTATGGAGGCGAGGTTATTGGTAGAGGTATTGGACCTGGCACTCCGACCGATAAAAAACCAGGCAACGGAAACTTTATTACTCTACCAAAGATTGTACAAGTTTCTTTCATGACTGGTGCAACTCTAAATGAATACATAACACAGTACAAGCCATGTGCTATCACTGGTGTCGATATCAATCACACACCTGACGGTGCGTGGGCAGCGTACAAAGGTGGTGCTCCAGTTGCAACCGAACTCAAGATTACATTCAAAGAACTCAAACTTATCTTCTCTCAAGAGATTGCTAGCGAAGGAGCAAGCTTCTAATGTATTTCAGATCAATCCCAGACATTCAATACGACACGAAGCCAGTAAACTATCCGTTTACTTCTTCGGACTTCATCGTAGCAAAGAATTTCTTCAGAAGATTCCAGTTGAATCCTGACGTGTTTGACTTTGCATTGCTGTACGATCAGACCACAGTAGAAGATGGTGAGCGTCTAGATCAAGTAGCATACAGAATGCATGGCAAGGCAGAGTATGACTGGATCATTGTTCTAGTGAACAACCTTATCGATCCACAATTTAACTGGCCAATGTCAGATAATGTGTTGAGAAAATACGCTGAAGAAAAGTATGATGATCCATACTCGGAGATTTTATACTATGAAACACGAGAGATCAGAGTCAATCAAAAGATCAAGACTGACCTCTCATCTGTAGATAGATTCGTAACTGTACTAGAACCAGGTCTACGTGTCTCTAGTCAATTCTATAATGATTTTTTCACTTACTTCGACGGCACCAATACAGTATCAGTCCCAGGATCCTCGGTGAGTAGAGCGATCACTGCCTTCGAGCATGAGCAAAGAGAGAATGATAACAGAAGAACCATCTATACATTAAGGAACGATCTGATCAGTAGATTTATCGAAGAGTTCCGAGG